TAAACTTAGATCCGGTGTAACTGGCATAACCTCCTTCATTTTTCTCTACTTTAATCTTCAAATTACAACCATTCTCTGACAGATCAAAAACCTTTGCTCCAAATTCATCAGATTCATCGCCCGTAATTGCGGCATCGATAATTTTTGCTAATTGTTTACCGTATCGAAGGATTTTGATCTTGCCTTGGTTTTCTGGATTTGTTGGATCTTTAACAACCAATACGTTTACAAGCCAATTTTCATTCCTCTTAATAGGACGAATTTTTTCAATCTGCGCATCGTCTTTTGTAGAATAAATCTTAGAACGATATTCATCGATTGGGCATTTTTCGCCATATGTGTTAGGACAAAGCACCGATACAATATTATTTGTAGAAACGCTCTTCCAAATGTGACTGAAGTAGTGGAAGAATGTTCGCTCTGGATTTGAAACCAGAGGGATCAATCTTACGACATACGTCTTGTCAATTTCCAACTTCATAAAGTCCTTGAAAGAACTTTCTGTTGATGTGTTGCTGTTTTTGTTGATCGCATCCTTAATGGATTCGAATAATGATGTAGTGTATTTGCTCATACAAGATTTATAATACCACAGTGGTTAGATGTTGCAAGTGTTCTTTTACAAAAAGATCAATTTTTTTAGTTGCTTGCTTTACAAAAGTCTTCGTTTTATAAGAATTGAAGTATCTAACTTTAAAAGATTCAAGTTTTTCTACTAGATTGCTGGCATATATATCTCTTTCTTCTTCTAATAGAGAAAAAAGTATTCTTTCAAAATCTCCAAGTTCCATCAATGAATATGGGTTTATTTTATGTTCTCTATAATGGTTTATCCACGAATACATATAGCTATTTCGATGGGTTAAATAGTTTTTTAATTCTATTTTATTTTTTAAACAAAATTTACCAATAAACAAAATGCTTTCTTTGATTTTTTCAAATTGTTTTTCGGGATTCTCATCATCTCTTTGGTTTTTGTATGTAGTATATGATTTTATTGCTGCTCTAGTATAAAAATACTGTATATGTGGATAATTTTCATCGGGATGCAATATATTCGGGGCTTCGAAATATTCATCTATTACGATATGGGAGTATTTAGCAAAAAAATATTCCAGTTTGCTTAGAATAGTTGTTAATTCTTCTGACATATCAGAAAAATCTTTTCTTGGTTGATATGGTTTCCCATATCTTGAGTTTTTCAAATGACAATTATAAATTTTTTGTTGGAATTCGTTCAATTTTTTTATTTTTTGGATTTAATTTTGATCTAAAAATTTTCTTGTATACATTTGGAGTAGATTTTAAATATGCGGAGATAATATTCTGTAAATTATCTTCGTTTAATAAATTAAAATATATTTTTTGTGTTTTACAATCATCGACTAAAAATTTTAGCAAATTTAAATAGTTTAATTTTTTACCCTTTGCGATACATACAAATGATCCGAATTTTAAGGTTATATCCTCGAATTCTTCCATGTTTAAAGCATCTGATGGGTTTGTTCTTTCTTCTAGTTGTTGTGACGATGTTATTATCATATAGGTTTTAAGTTTTTTGTCAATTCCATAAACAATGGTGTCAGATTCCCTCCTGCACTATACATATTTCCTGATCCATCACAAAATTTTTCTGCAAATTTTTGCAAATCGATGCATTTATCGGTCTTTTTTTGTCGTATATTGACTCTGTTGTGTTTTGGGTTTATAAAAAAATACAAATCTGCATCATATTTTCTAGTTATAGCATCTAAAGTTAGATAGTCGAACGAATTTAATTGTATTCCTATAGTTCTTTTTGTATCTCCCTTTATTTCTAATGTTCCTCTGAATATTTGAACATTTGATGCTTCTTTTTCTGCTGTATTTTTTGCAAAATCTATTTTTTTTCGTTGTTCGAAAGTTGGTTCGACGTAACCATTTTTGTAATCTTGTACAAATTTTGAAAAATTATTTTTATATTCCAACCAAAATAGAATATTTAAATCTTGTGATTCTTTAAATTTAAAAGATGACGAGTCAAAATCATCTGCTAACACTATTAGCTTCTTTTTTTCGTTTGTTAATATGATAGAATCATCAAATAACAATTTTTTAATTAATAAAGAATTAGAAGAATATTCTTTATGTAAAATTTTAGATTTTTTAAACTTGTTTACGAAATTTTCAGATCTTTTATGGTGATCTACTATTGTTATGTATGGTTGATCTAATTCCGGAAAAAATTCATCCCTTAATGATATATCGAATATATAAACATTGTTAGGATTTACTATATTTTTAATAGCATCTTTTATTTTACCAATTTCCATATTGGTAACTTGATTAAACAGGACTGTGTCGTTAGGTTTTGACCATATAAACGTCAAAAGACTTACAGCCCCATCTAAATCTTTATGAGTAAAAATATGATACGTGTCATTAAACATATCACTATTTAATCACATATCCCTAATTTTCATCATTTAAACTCAAACTTTCAATTAAATCGAAAGTACTGATCAACGAACTATTGACAGGGTCATTGTTTTCCATATCTCTTCTTTTCGAAGGATTAACAATGAAAGAACTAGCAACCTGATCTGGATCTTTTAATGATAAAGTTTCATAATCGATTTCTAAAACAGTATGACACTGCCTTGGACCGAACCGATTTTTGACAATTCCCATGTGTATGATGCCTAATTCAAAATCTTCCTTCTCTGTCCAAATAGAAATCTGTGCATCTACCGTATGTGATAGTCCCATTGATTCGCTTGTCATGTCCATATCCGGATTAGGAGTCGAGAATGCGCTTCTATTGGCTTGTGTGGCAGAAATAATAGGGCAACTGAACGTATACGAGAGTGCTCTAATATCTTCGGTTATTTCTTTAACAGATTCGTATGAATTAAGACCAGTATTATTGGGAGCAATTAAGTTTAGATAGTCAATTACGATAGCATCGGGCTTAATTCCACTACGAACTAGCTTTTCTAGATATGATTTTATGTGTAATGGACTCACCGTTTTAGGTGGGAACTCTTTAATTATCAATTTAGATTTTTTATTCTTAACCTTATATTGATTTAAATGCTTTTTTAAAGAATCTGTTTGTAATTTCAAATCACTGAAAGGTATTTTAGATAATTGGGAACTTATTCTTTTTGCGTATATCTGTTCTGGCATCTCCAATGAGATTAAAACAACCGTTTTATCTTGATTTAATAAATTTGTTGCCATATTTCCCAAGAAAATGGATTTTCCCACATTTGTAACACCGAAAAATACATACAACGCTCTACCATCTGCCATTAACCCACCTCCTAATTTATCATCAAGCCATTTCCAACCAGTAGGAATCACATTAAACACTTTTTGGAGATCATCACAGTGTTTATCAATAGATTCTAGGTAATCGAACCCCATATTATCAATCAAAGATATGTTGCAAGCATTTTCAAACTCTTTTAAAATTTTTGATGGATCAATTATTCCGGTTTGAATATCCAAAGATGTTTTTAATACAGTATTCAATACCGATTTTTCTTTAATGAACCTTTCAGTATTCTTTAAAAGAACATCTTTGTCGTAATTCTTGTCAATTGTTTTGAATGATAAAATAACCTCTCGCAAACAATCTCTTTTATCTTGATCTACCAAGTGAGTTTTAAGTTCTGTTATATTTGGAATCTTATTATGTTCCATATAATAAGATATTACTGATCCGAAAACACTTTTTATGTTTTTATTTTTAAAAAAAGTGGGTTTTGTATAATGGATTATTGTTTCCAAATATGCTTGGTCAAATAATGCATTATACATTAAAACCGTTTCGAATAAATCCAAATCGAGAGGTAGATTTTTCATCAATTTAATCTCAGATTACGGTATTTTCGTTCTTGAATGATAGCTCAGATGTCAATTTAGTCTCAAGAAGAGGTAAGATCTTATCCCAAACCTCGGAATTATCTTTAAAGTCTTTGAAGAAACCTAAAACTTCCCCATTCAAGACGTATCTATGACCTTGTTTTTCCAAAACACCATAACCTTCTGCCATTTCTAGAAGACCCGAATATTTATTTAACCCGGTTTTAAAGTTTAAATACATTTCTGTCTCCAAAAACGGCACAACAAATCTATTTTTTGTAGTAAAAGCTCTCAATGTTAGACCATTAATATCTTTAGCCAAAGATGTTGTGGTCTCATTTGAGTCTTTATTCTTACTATCACTGGAACGTTCAATCTTTTTAGCCATCTGGACGATAACAGATGCCATATAAAGAGGTCCAGACCCACCCGCTTGTTTCTTAATAGCGGATGGATGCATTTGTGATGGGTCATCATATATATGATTAGTAAAAACAA